CTCCATGTTAGCACCGTCATGCGGCCATACATGGCGTCCATACCTAAATCCCCTACCAGGCATCAGGAGCCCCTCATCTACTTCAATTGAGGAGCCCCTGCCTCCGGCCTTGGCGTCAAGTACAGACTTATAGAACGGCACTCCTTTGCCATTGTATTCAAAATAGTCTATGTAGTGGACTGCCCTCTTACCTATCTTTTGGATGAACCATATTGCCGTCTTGTCATCCACTCCGATATCCCAATAGGTGTCTACTGGATACTTAGGATTATATGGGACATGTCCTATACGTCCATCCTCCCGCATGTCGTTTATGTCGTGTCCATAGTAGCTACCGAGGACGGCGGCAGTGAAGCTACATTCAAGCTCTTGCTCCACTTCTTCAGGCTGGAGGTCGTCCCTCATTTCATCAATTTCATACTGGTCCAGGACGCCGGTCTCACTCGCCTTCATCAGACATGTGTACCAGGAAGAGGATGTTACGTACTTCCTCCATCCAAGGTAGTCTGCTTTGGTTTTATCATCGAGGGATGCAAGGATCTGTTTGTACTGGACCTCTGGCAAGTCCTCAACAATTCCTTTATCTGCCTCGAACTCCGCCCACTTGATTGCGTCTTCATCCACATCATGTTGTCTAACATAATTGTCGGCGTATTCCTCATGTTCTTGGGCCCGTTCAAACCTATGGAAAAAATGGTTCCGCCCGTGAGGCGTACCCATGAAAATACACCAAGGTTCCAGAGGAACGCCACCATCATCATAGAAAATACCCATTTGATTGGCGATTTTCTTACGGTCAGAAAGGCACTGTCTAACAACTTTGCCCCATATATTAGGATCACACTGCCCGTATTCATCAATTCCGGCCCCATCGAGGTACAGTCCCCTAATAGCGTCAGGATCTTCAGCTCCGAGGAGTATGAGTTCAATAACATCTGGATCAATCTCTCCAGTAAGAGGGTCACGATGGTAAGGACGCTCAATATAAATGGTAAGCTCAGACTTATTCGTCTTAACATTGGGTATAAATCTCGTGTAATCCACGAAGTACTGCCAGGCAATCTTCTTTGCCTGCTTATAGGTCGGCGCAATGTACGCATAACGGGGATTCCTTAGTGGATTTAGTAAGGCACGGTCAATAAGTTCATTCACAACACAGACTGTCTTGCCAAAACGCCTGTGGCAGACCAGCACATTGAACCTTCTCAGGGATTCATGTAATAATTGCTGGAGTTTCCGGGGCATGTACCCCGTTTTTATCTCTTTAGCTTCTTCTGGCAGGGACTTTCCCCCCAAGAGTTCCTGGGGGGAAGGAAGATCGTCTATCATAGATCAGGTTCTTCAGTCGCCTTCTTAATCTTCCTGATAAGTTGTGCTTTTCTTTCGCCTCTCTTATGTTCTACGCCGAGATCATCCAAGGCACCCTTCAACTCGCCAACTGTCCAGGCGTCATAGTCCTCTCCATCCACGACTTTCGGGGTGTTTTCCTTCTTATCCTTCTTACGTAGCGCCTTCCTGCGCTCCAGTTCCTTCTCCAGTGCGTCCTCAGACATCACACTCAGAACTGCCTTGACCTTTCCTTTATCATCTGTCCGCTTATTGGCGGCACGTTTAAGGGCGCGCTCCTCTTCTACCTCTTCTCTGGTAGTTCCCTGTATCTTGAACACTTCCTCACTGGCCTGGACATCCTCTTTGAACGTCTTTGTAAAGGTCCCGTCCTCTTTTAAAATACGCATTTTCGGCGTCCTTCCTATTGATTTCGGCTTATCACCCATAGCTGTCTCTCCTTATAAGGGCATTAGTATTGCAATACTATCCAATATCGCAACGATTTGGACGGACAGCAAGACGCAATGAGTCATCTCCTTATAAGGACCCGGGGAATATGGGTGGAATCTATCGTGTGTCTGGTTCGGGGTGTCTTGCCGAATGGCCAGACTAAAAGTCTGTACAAGTGTCCAGGGATAATGAGGTAAGAGGAATAGTCTGGACAGTGTCCGAAAGGGCCATTAGAAACAAAATGTGTGTTGGTTGTCTGGACAAGTGTCCAAAATGGCCATTAGAAACAAAATGTGTGTTGGTTTAGACCTCACTAAGAACCCAATGGCGCTGGGGGGTCAAGGGGCGGTCTTGCCAAATGTCCTATACCCTACCACACCTATACCCTTCTCCCTATTATCCTTTCTTATTTTAGCTGTTAGCGGTGCGGTCCTGCCGAGAGACCGAATAAATCTATACAGTTGTCCATACTACTGTGGTTGAGTGGACAGTTGTACTCAATAGTGTGGTCATGTGGACAGTTGTACTCAATAGTGTGGGCATTTGGAGAGGAATGTCTTGTCATTTGATTAGAGAGTGGTTCTGTTTAAGTAAAGTATATGTCCTTTTACTGCTATGTCTCCCCCTGCTTCCTGTCCTTTTACTGTTATGTCTCCCTTGCTTCCTGTCCTTACTGCCCCCTTGTCTCTCCGAACGACAAGACAAGTCTTGACATATGTCCATACGATCGATTTTTACTGTGTAATTTTTACAAAAAGTCTGGACAAGTGTCCATACATCAGGCATAAAGAGCCTGCGTGTATAAAACTAGGAGCTACTTGCAATGTGTACTAAAACTAGGGAAGAGTGGCTGCAAGACGTGATAGCCATTTGTCGAGACGAACACTTCAAAGAGCAGGGCTTTACTGTCCCTGAGATACATGTATCTACTGGACTATTTGGCGTTCCCAAAAAGTCACTTAAGACTGTCCTTGGACAATGCTGGTATGGTCATGGCTCTGAAGATGGTCTATGCCATATTTTTATCTCTCCTACCATCAATGACACCAAACGTGCCATTGATGTCCTTATACACGAGCTGGTCCATAGTGTGGCGGGACCTACTGCCAAACATGGGCCAGCATTTAGACGTGTTGCCAAACTCGTAGGACTGGAGGGGAAGATGGCTGAAACAGTGGCCAGCGACAGGCTCAATGAGACTATTGCCGGCTGGATAGACAGGGTAGGTTTATACCCTCATCCTAAGCTTGATCCTGGGCTTGCTGGTAAGAAGCGGCCCAGGAAACAGGCCATAAAGCTGGTATGTCCTAATGAATGTACTGAACTATGTGTAAGGATAGCTGAACAGTATGTCACTGGAGACTATAAACTTCCAAAATGTGGCTACTGTGATGCTGAAATGGAGCCTGCTTAAGCGGCCTCTGAATTTTATAAACTCGTGAAAATTGGAGAATTACATAAGGAGAAATAAGCATGAAAAAAATAAGAAAGCTAACTAGAGAAGATTTTAGAATGGGGCAATCTACAAGAGGCGTACTTTTTTTTGATGATTTAAATGCAGATATTGACCAATATCGCATTGATGATTGTGGGTATATTTATACAACTTGTGAGTGTGGTGTTTGTGATGATTGTAAATCCAACAAGGAGTGGACACAAGGTGCTGGCGAGATTGAACCCCATGCAGGTCATAACCTTCAAGAATATATAAAAAAAGCCAATGATATTTTTGACGACAAGGATAGTGATGTCGATGAAGAGATACACACCTTTGCTGTGTACGATATTCGCTGTGATCCAAACGTGGAATTGGCCGAGGAGATCAAAAACACACTGAACAGAATAGCTCCCAAATATTATTGGTATCTAACACAAACATATAATGGGATCACATTGTATGTGAGGTACAAATGACAGTAAGGGCTACTATGCCATTGCCAAGAGACTACTAGAGGTCGCTATACAGTTAAATAATGGCTACGATGAGGACTATGGCAATTCAAAGTACCCATATAACAGAGCCACAGGAGTAGACAATGAAACGATCAAAGGCCAATGAAATATTAGAGCGCAGGGCCGAGACATTCGGTAAGTACGTACACTACATCGATGACCAAGGGTTAGAGCCTGTTTTCACGCATTCAGGATGTGAAATATGTCAGGATGGTGCAGGGGATGTCTACGAGTGCCTGGCCTATCCGACCCTGAAATCTGCACAGCAAGAGAACCCAGATAACCTGGATATATGTCCAGGGTGCTTCTGCGCATATCACACCGGGGATAACTCTGATCTTGAGTACTCTGTTACCGATGAGGACTGCGAGCCAGCGTGATATACTGTATTCATCACAACAAAATAAGGAGAAATAAGCATGAAAAAAATAAGAAAGCTAACTAGA